ATACAGATGACCGTGACGTTGTTTTGAATTTTGCAAGCGCGCTTAAAATTGACAATGGTTCAGAAATTGTTGATAACGGTGTTAGCCAAACAACGACTGTCAAAACTGGGGTAGCTAACTTAGCAAAAGCTAAAGCACCAAACCCAGTCATGCTACGTCCATATCGCACATTTGCAGAGGTGGAACAACCAGCTAGCCAATTTGTTTTTCGTATTGATAAAAATGCAGAAATGGCATTATTTAGCGCAGATGGTGGCAAATGGCGCTTAGATGCAATCAACAACGTTGCTAACTACTTGAAAGCACAACTTGCAGAACAAAGCAATATTACAATTTTAGCTTAATCAAAAAGGAGAAATTAACATGACACAATTTAACAATAACTTTGACCATGAATTAGGTTGGGATGATGAAATCGTAACGGACGCTAAAGAATTCGTACAGCTCACGCCTGGAGACTATCAATTTACTGTTACTAACCTGGAACGTGGACGTCACACGCCAAACCCACAAAATCCAGGGAAATTGCCAGCTTGCAACAAAGCAACTGTCACTATTGTGATTGAAACCGCTGAAGGTGAAGCACAATTAACACACAACTTATTCTTGCACACGTCAACAGAAGGTATGCTGTCAGCGTTCTTTGGTGCTATCGGTCAAAAGAAACATGGTGAACCACTTCGCATGAATTGGAACAGTGTCATCGGCGCAAAAGGTGTTTGCCGAGTAAACAAACGCAAAGGTACTGGACAATATGCTGACCGTGAATATGACAACGTTAAAGCAATGATTTATGCAGATGAAGTCGATTGGACTAAAGTGTTGAATGCGAATGTGCAAAGTCAACCACAGCAACCTACATATCAACAACCAATGCAACAAGCAGCACCTCAACAATACCCGCAATACCCACAACAACCACAAGCGCCTCAACAAGCTGCAGGATTCCAAGCTGGGCAATTTTAAGAGGTAGCTAATGAAGCTTAGAAAATATCAAGAAGAAGCCCGCGAAGCTGTTCAGCGTGAGTGGGAAGACGGCAGGAAACGCACACTGCTCGTTCTTCCTACAGGTTGTGGTAAGACTATCGTATTTTCTAAGATTATCGAAGACCGTGTGAGAAAGGGCGAGCGTGTGCTCGTCCTGGCACATAGGTCAGAACTCTTAGAACAAGCTAGCGATAAATTAAAAACCGCTACAGGCTTAGGAACAGCACTAGAGAAAGCAGAAAGCACATCAATTGGTTCATGGTTCCGTGTCGTTGTCGGTTCAGTCCAAACGATGCAACGTGAGAAACGACTTAGCCAATTCCCGCCAGATTATTTTGACACGATTGTGATTGATGAAGCTCATCACGCTATTTCAGATGGTTATCAACGAGTGCTACAACATTTTGAAGATGCCAATGTTTTAGGTGTTACAGCTACCCCAGACAGAGGAGATAAAAAGAATTTAGGTAAGTTCTTTGACAGTCTTGCTTATGAATATTCAATTGTTGACGCAATCAAATCTGGCTATTTATCAAAGATTACAGCAGTTACTATACCGCTGACATTGGACTTATCAAGTGTCAGTCAACAAGCTGGTGATTTCAAAGCTAGCGAAGTTGGGACAGCGCTAGACCCATATTTGGAACAAATCGCAGATGAGATGGTTAAACAATGTGCAGACAGAAAGACGGTTGTGTTTTTGCCACTTGTCAAAACATCTAAGAAATTCCGTGACATTTTAAATAAGAAAGGCTTCAAAGCTGCTGAAGTTAACGGTGAGTCTGAAGACCGTGCAGAGGTCTTAGAAGATTTTGATAAAGGCAAATACAATGTTCTTTGCAATTCCATGCTACTAACTGAAGGCTGGGACTGCCCAAGTGTTGACTGTGTGGTGGTATTAAGAACGACTAAAGTCAGGGCGCTGTACAGTCAGATGGTTGGGCGTGGAACGCGTTTAGCTGAAGGAAAAGATAATTTATTGATTTTAGATTTTCTTTGGCACACCGAACGTCACGAGCTATGCAGACCAGCACATCTAATCACTGACAGCCCAGAAGTGGCTAAGAAGATGGTCGAAAACATGGCTGAGCAGACGAACCAACAATTTGAATTGCTGGAAGCTGAAGAAACAGCAAGCAAGGACGTTGTGGCTGAACGTGAAGAAGCACTTGCTAAGCAGTTGTCAGAAATGCGTAAGCGCAAACGTCGACTAGTTGACCCGTTGCAATTTGAAATGTCTATCCAAGCTGAAGACTTAGCAGACTACGTGCCAGCATTTGGAATTGAGATGACACCACCAACAGACAAGCAGTTAAAAGCATTAGAGAAGTTTGGTATCTTTACGGATGACATTGGTAACTTTGGTAAGGCTAGCAAATTGTTAGACAGACTTAAGAAACGTCAAACAGAAGGCCTTACAACACCTAAACAAATTCGATTATTAGAACGCTACGGTTTTAAGAATGTTGGTATGTGGACATTTGATGGCGCAAGTAATCTAATCAATCGCATTGCAGCTAATGGTTGGCGTGTTCCTCGTGGTATTCGACCAGCGGAATTTAAACCAGAATAAGAAAGGATAAACATGGCAGAGAGAGATTTTGACCTGCTACCATTGCTGGATTATATCAATCCTGCCATGGTGGATTACAGTACATGGTGTCAAATCGGTATGGCCTTAAAGCACGAAGGCTATACGGCAATGGACTGGGATAACTGGTCACAAGCTGATACACGTTATAAACGTGGAGAGTGTTTCAAAAAATGGGATACTTTCAACGAAGAAGCAGGTAGTGTCGTAACAGGAGCTACTATCACGCAGCTAGCAAAGGATAATGGCTGGCAACCTGCGTCAAGTGGTCGTGGTGATTTCCATGAGCTTGATTGGGAAGACACCATTGACCGTGACTATCAAATCGTTGATAAGAATTGGATTGAGTCAAAAGAAATTAGAGAGCCACTAAATTGGCAACCTGCGCAAGATTTAATCAGGTACTTAGAAACCTTGTTTGACTCAACGGATTTAGTCGGCTACGTGACTGCGACATATCCAATTGAAACAGACAATGGCACGATTTATAAGCCAACACAAGGGAATTTTGACAGGACAGCTGGTGAGCTTATCCAGTTGTTGCAAAAGACACCTGACGATATTGGCGCTGTCTTTGGTGATTATAAGGAAGAAGCGGGGGCTTGGATTCGATTCAATCCACTTGACGGAAAAGGCGTCAAAAATGACAACGTCACAGATTATCGTTACGCACTCGTTGAATCAGATACATTAGACATCGGTAAGCAATATGCGCTGTTTAAAGAGCTTGAACTACCAATTGCAACACTCGTTCATTCTGGTAAAAAATCATTACATGCAGTCGTGAAAGTAGATGCGCGTGATTATCAAGAATACCGTAAACGTGTCGACTATATTTACCAAATCTGCAAGAAGAACGGTCTTGATATTGACACGCAAAACCGCAATCCAAGTCGTCTATCACGCATGCCAGGTGTCACACGTAACGGACACAAGCAATTTTTGATTGACACCAACATTGGTAAAGCCAATTATGACGAATGGTACCAATGGGTCGAAGATTTAAACGATGACTTACCAGACCCAGAAGGGCTGTTAGACAGCTGGGATGACATGCCAGACTTAGCACCAGAGCTTATCCATGGTGTGTTGCGTCAAGGGCATAAGATGTTGATTGCTGGTCCGTCAAAGGCTGGGAAATCATTCGCCTTGATTGAGCTATCAATCGCCATAGCAGAAGGTAGCAAGTGGTTAGGTTGGCAATGCGAGCAAGGACGTGTCTTATATGTCAATCTGGAACTTGATAGACCGTCAGCGCTACACCGTTTTAAAGATGTGTATGAAGCTATGGGACTTCAAGCAAACAACGTCCAAAACATTGACGTCTGGAACTTGCGTGGTAAGACTGTGCCAATGGATAAGTTAGCACCTAAGCTGATCAGACGTTCGCTTAAAAAGAATTATCAAGCTGTTATCATTGATCCAATCTATAAAGTTTTAACAGGTGACGAAAACAGCGCAGACCAAATGGCACACTTTACCAATCAGTTTGACAAAGTAGCAACTGAGCTAGGTTGTAGTGTGATTTACTGTCACCACCATTCAAAAGGTGCTCAAGGTGGCAAGAAATCAATGGACCGTGCTAGCGGTTCGGGAGTGTTTGCTCGTGATCCAGACGCGTTGATTGACTTAGTCGAACTTGAACTAAACGACAATCTGTTTAAACAACGTACTGACAAAGCGAAATGCGACGTGTTTAAACGTGCTATCCAAGAAAAGAACCTAGACTATTACCAGCATGAAATCACACTTGATGACTTGCAAAGTGTCGCACAGATGAGTAAACATTTTGATAAAGCGTTAGACGACATCATGGTTAGAAAGCCGTACTTGCACGAAATCCAGCAAGTGGAGGAATCTATCAAGATTGCCACAGCATGGCGTGTTGAGGGTACGCTTCGTGAGTTTGCGAAATTCCCACCAGTCAATATGTGGTTCAGCTATCCAGTTCACTCTGTGGATACAACAGGTGTTCTTGCAGATATTCAATTGGAAGACAGTAAACCTGCATGGCAGAAAGCTAAGGATAGTAGAAAGTCTAAGAAAGAAAAACTCAAAGAAAGACAAGAAAAATTAGAAACAGCTTATAGTGCATTATCTGACGGTTCGACTCCAGTAACTCAAAAAGAATTAGCTGAGTATCTGGACACTACAGAGAGAACCGTGCTGAATTATGTGAAAGAACATGAAGATTTTATCGCTCAAAAAGGAATAATTTATCAAGTTGCTAATGTAGAAAAAAATGAAAAATAACGTTTTTTTCAAAAACTGCATTTTACGAAAGAAAGAAAAAAACATGTTGAAAACAACGTGAAAGAGTACGTTTTTTTCATTTCCTAGTACGAAAAATAATGTTTTTTTCAAGTATTTCTTGCTAGGAAAAAAACGCGAAAAAAACATGTTATTTTCTGGAAGAAAACAGGTATAACTCTTACAGAGTTATTAAAAGTGTTTTTCCTTCGTCAAAAAGTCAAAGAGAAAAGGAAAAGGGGCTATAAGCTCTGCCCCTTTATCCTTTGTCTCATCTTTGACAAAGCGCGTGAAAAACAACTATAAATCAAAAAGTAGAAAAATGAGGTGCAGTTGAGATGCAAAGGATACCAATTGAAGATCTAAGAGAAATGCTTGTTAAAGTAATCAAGAAATTGGATGGATATACTGATAGAGAATTGATTGAAATTCAATGTATTGGCGATAAGCTTAAAGAAATGGCGATGTATGAAGTTTTTTTAAGAGAAAGAAGTTGACAAAATGACATTAAACAAAAAAGCTATTGACAATCTAAAAAATAAAATTGATTGTTTATTGGATAAATGTGAAGAGGATTTTGAAGAAATGGCACTTAATCCAGATTACACATTTGGATTGCTTATGAGTGCCAGTGCGACACTTGGTGCAGTTTCTAGGGAGCTATCTGATGATTGAATTTTTCTTACCTATGAAAGAAATTCCAACAGTCACTCACCAGCAAAAGAAAGTTCGTGTTATACATGGTAAGCCACAATTCTATGAGCCAGACGAGCTAAAGGAAACGCGGGCAATGTTTATGGAACTGTTAGCGCCATATGCACCTAATGAACCTATGGACGGTCCGTTGAGATTGACGACTAAATGGCTGTTTCCAAAAATCAAAGGTACGACTAACGGTCAATACAAACATACTAAACCAGACACGGAAAATCTATTGAAGTTACCTAAAGACTGTATGCAAGAACTTGGCTTCTTCGTCAATGACAGTCGTGTGGCTAGTGAGATTACTGAGAAATTCTGGGCTGACACAGTTGGAATATACGTGAGGTTGGAAAACTTATGAGTAAACATATGAATAACTTAAGAGCTAAACACGCTGTGACGTTTTCAGAACACCACACAGAAAACGCCCTAGAGACCTTAGATGCGTTCATTGCGTGGACGAAAGAAAAGCAGCTTAAAAGCTATCTTGAGATTGCTAAATTGCTGTATGTGCCACCAAATGAGGCACAAAAATTACTAACACGAGCCAAATTGCCAGATGAGCGTATTGAAAAGCGAATGAAAGAGGTTATGCGTCATGAAGATTGATTATATTGATTTCTTTCAAAATGAAGTCACAGCATGGATGATGGCTAGCAATATGAAATCACAAGAAGTTGGTTTTGGAAGTCTCGCTTACTGGGAATGGGCTAATCAGTCCATTGTGGCTATCTGCGAGAAATACGGTAATGATGAATTGGTTAACGGTCAGTTTCACTTAATCTGGGACTGGTTAGATAAACAAGCGAAAGGAGTAGGCAATAATGATTGATTTCATGTGGTTAGTAATACAATTAATATTCAGCTTAGTGTGTATTACAGCACTTATATTTCTTTTAATTTTATGTATTTGGTGCATCATTGCAACAGTCAAATTCATTATTAAAAATTTGTGAGCTTATTTGAGGGTCATTCCTCAAATAGGCATAACAGCTATCATCATTAAAAATTTTTAGAAAGATGAGCTATGACCTTAGTTTTGATAGCTGGACTAAGTGAGCGACTCCATTAATAATTAATTTCTAGTGGTAATTCGGTAGCAATGCAGTTCTAAGCTGAATGAGTGAGTGCAACTCTCACTCTTGCTATTAGACTGGTAACTAAAAATTAAAAAAGAAAGTAGGTTCAATGATGACTGTTTGCCAGTCGACAGTCTAGAACTCCTTTGTATTTTCCAGATTTTTTAAAATAATCATTCGGTGCCTATGATGGTCTTGAGCGTGATTCGATTTCACGCATAGGCATAACCCGAAATATTTTATATGGTTTTGTGAGGTGAAAAAAACTCCTTCTTACACAAATTAGTATATTCGCTAGTGAAGTTTATCGGGTTACTTGCTAGCAACATAGCGAAATCAAAAATAGAAAAGAGGAACTCCTTAAAATCTTTCTGTATTAAATCAATCTAACGCTAATTATCGCTAGTTAGTTATTATGCAAGGCGCCGTTTATTCTTCGTGGTAACTCAATGTTTGGGTCGTGCGCCTGCCCATTTTTGTAGAAACGCAAAAAAGCCCCTGCTTGCACAAGGACCTAAGATATATAAATGACATTTATATTATATCATAAAGGAGCTGTGAAGTAGTGGGAAAATTGAGTAATTCACAATTAAAAGCACTTGATGAGCTATTGTTTGATTATGTAAGTATTGACCATAAGATTGCAGTACGTAAGCTAGAAATTAGTGACGTTCCAAATATAGATGAAAACGTAGGTGGTGGACGTTCCAACATTGTGTCTAAGCCTACAGAAACGACCGTAGCGCGTTGGGATAGTGACCAGCGATTAAATAGTTTGTATGCGCAGAAACACGCAGTGGAGAATACTTTGTCTATGCTTGATGAAGATATGTCACGCATTTTCTGGTTACGTTGGGCAAGAGGTAGCGTGAATACCTGGGACGCCATTGCTGGTAAAATGCACATGTCAATCAAGACAATTTACCGAAAACGTCAACGAATTTTAGAAATTTTTGCTGATTTTTATGGTTTTTCGTAAAAATGACAAAAAACACGATATTTTTGTCACCTAAAATGCGATATTATGTTATCATCAAGGTTTTGAAGATAAGGACGAGGATTATTGAGGGTCTTTCTCGTCCTTATTTGTTACGGTTTACAGTTAACAGTCACACGTTTGTGTGGCTTTTTATTTTGGATTGGAGGTGATGGAAAATCACTAAATTAACTTTAAAACAACAACGTTTTGCAGATGAGTACATCATCGGCGAAGTATATTGTATCGAGAATCTAAAAAATCAAAAAAAGTATATTGGGATAACTACAAGGACAATATCAGAACGTTTCAAAGAACATTGTAAAGCTGATACTGCAATCGGTAGAGCTATTCGCAAATATGGTAAAAATAATTTTTTTGTTTATAAATTAGATTCTGCAAAAAGCAAACAAGAATTATTTGACTTGGAAAAATATTATATTAAAAAATACGACTCATATCACAAAGGATATAATTCAACTATTGGCGGTGACGGTGTTGTCAAAGACATGTCTATAGATGTTGTATTAACTGAGAGACAATTGCGTTTTGTGAATTATGTCGAAAAGAAAAACAAAGAAGTTATTGATGTAAATGACGCTAATCAAATGATTATAAGTGTTGTTTTAAATATCTCTAACCTTTTTTTATTATGCGATTCTAAAAAAGAAAAAAGAGAATGCGCAAAATTACTATTGACATTATCGCCTTCTTTGTTGAAAAAAGTACTTAATTTTAACCTTTTTTCTCTGGAAGAATTAAGGGGGTGGGCATCATGGCGAAGTACACTTACTGGATAACAGACGAAGGTCTTTTATTGATTGAGGGATGGGCTCGTGACGGTCTCACCGAAGAACAAATCGCACACAATATGGGCATTAGACGTGAAACGCTAATCCAATGGAAAAAACGATATGTTAACATTTCTAACGCCCTAAAGAGCGGCAAAGAAGTGGTTGACCGTCAAGTTGAAAATGCTTTGTTTAAAACTGCCACAGGGTTTTACTATGACGAAGAAACTGTGACTAATCAAGGTGAAGTTGTGACGGTGCGCAAATACAGTAAACCAAATACAACAGCGCAGATTTACTGGCTTAAGAATCGCAAGCGTGAAGTTTGGACAGACAAGCAAGAAGTACAACTTGAAGCCAATGTCACAACAAACAAACTCGACGGCATCTTGGCACAGTTAGAAGATGATAGCTCATGAGCGACATGATTCTATCTGATAAATATAAAGCGTTCTTGCGACACAATGCTAAAGCCGAAGCGCTTGAAGGAACCACGGCTGCTGGAAAGACAACGGTTGGTGCTTTTAAATTCATGTTAAAAGTCGCTAAGTCATCTAAAAAGTTACACTTTATTGCTTCAAAATCAATTGGTGACGCGGAAAAGAACATTATTAATTCTGATTTGGGGATAGTTGATATTTTCGGAGAGTTGGTCGATTATCGTGGGAATGGTAGTCTTGATTATAAAATTCCACATTTGGTTTATCACGTCGATAACAAACCAGAGAACGATAAGATTGTTTTCGTTCTTGGGTATGAGGATAAAACCAAATGGAAAAAGGCGCTGGGTTCACAATTTGGTTGTGGTTACATTGACGAAATCAACACGGCTGATACAGACTTTGTTCAAGAATCAACTATGCGTTGTGACTATTGGATGTGTACCATGAATCCAGACGACCCAAACTTACCAGTCTACGACCAATACATCAATCGTTTTCG